CGGGCGCGGCTGATTCCCTGCAGGCTCCATCCGAGCTCGCGGGCAATGCCCGGGGCGATGTCTGCAGGGTTCTGCACGGTCACGTTGAGGTTCTCGATGCGCACGTCGGTCCCAGCCAAGCGGCTGGTGCCCCCCGCGCCCGGGCTGGGGGATGCCGGCCGGTACGCTCCCACCCGAACCTCCGGAGTGCCGACGGACATCGCCGGTGCCATCAGCTGGTCCCAAGACTTGTTGACTCCCTGGACGGTCGCCTTGGCCATCTGCTCCATGAGCGACGGCGAGTGACGCCAGAAGGCGAGCTTTTGCATGTTGCGGTTGATGAAGTCGACCACCTGGCGCACCTTGGTCAGCAGCCCGTCGAAGTAGCCCTTGATGGCATTGATCGCCGAGCTCACGCTGTTGCGGGCGGCGTTGATGGCGTTGGAGATGCTGTCCCGAACAAAGCTCCACGCACCGCTCACAGCTCCCCTGATGGCGCCCAGAGCTCCGTCTACGGTCGCCCTGATGCCGTTCCATGCTCCCTGCACTGTTGAGCGCGCCTGGTTGAGGGCGTTACCGATCGAGGTGGTGATGAAGTTCCAGGCGGCAGAGGCGGCGGATTTTATGCCGTCCCATATGCCGACGAGAAAGCCCCGGATCCCGTTCCAGACGTTGGTGAGCGTAGTACGGGCGTTGTTGACCGCCGTGGTGATCGAGCTGGTGATGAAGTTCCAGGCCACGGTCGCGCCTAGCTTCAGGGTCTCCCAGGTGCCTTTGAGGAAGCCGGTGATCGCGTTCCAGACCTCGGAGGTCTTGCCTTTGATCGAGTCCCAGTTGCTGGCCACGAACCGCACCAGCTCCGAGAGCCCCAGCGTGAACACCGCGAGCAGCGCCCGGGCGACCGTCGTGGCGATCGCCTTCATCGCCTCTCCCCAGCCCTCGGTCTTGGTTTTCACCCAGTCCCAGGCGGTGGTGATGGCGTTCTTGATGGTGTCCCAGTTGGTGATGATCAGCGCCGCCAGGGCCACCACGGCGGCGATGAGGAGGCCGAAGGGGTTTGCTATGAAGAGCAGCTGCACCAGGCGCATGACCAGCATCACGGCCTTGAATGCCTTCACCAGGGTGCCGAAGCTGGCGATCAGCTTGCCGATCACGAACAGCGCCGGCCCGATCGCCGCGACCACGCCGCCGATCGCCACGATGGTCTTCTGGGTGGCGGGGCTGAGCTCGTTGAACTTGGTAACCCACTCACTGACCTTGTCTGCAACGGCAGCCGCCATCGGCAGGAGGATGTTGCCGACGTCGATCGCAGCGTTCTTGATCGCCACCATGGCCTTCTCGGCCTTGCGGGCCCCCGACTTCTCCATCTCCTCGAAGGCGGTGTTGGTGGCCCCGGCGGCGTTGGCCTGGTTTTCCAGCTCTGAGGTGAACTTCTCTGCCGCCTTGCCGGTCAGCGAGAGCGCTGCCGAACCTGCCTCGACCGAGCCGAACATGTCGAGCATCGACGCGCCGTTGGCATCGGCCTCTTTCTTGACCAGCATCAGGGCTTCCTGCAGGTTTCCGCCCTCGGCTATGAACTGGGGGAAGCTCTTGCCGGCAACCTTCTCGAAGGCGTCGCCGGCCTTGGTGCCGTCCTTGGTCAGCTCGACGATCGCCTGCCGGACCTGGGTGGTGGCAACGGAGGTCGGAGTGCCGGCCGCGGTCAGGGCAGCGAGTGCTGCGTTAACGTCGGTGAACTTGACCCCGGCAGCTGCGGCTGCTGGAGCCACCTGGAACAGCGAGGCTGATAGCTCCTCGAAGGTCGTCTTGCCACCCTTGACGGCGGTGAACATCGAGTCGGCCACCGCCCCCGCTTGCGAGGCGTCCAGTCCGAAGGCGTTGAGCGTGGTGGTCAGGCCGTCGACTGCGGTCTCGGTGTCGGTTACGCCTGCGATGGCGGCCTTCGCTGCCACCTCCATGAAGGTGAAGGCGTTCTCCTTGGGAACGCCGGCAGAGATCGCGGAGTAGAGGCCCTTGGTCAGGACGTCTTGGGCGACGCCCACCTCGTTGGAGAGCTTTTTCACGCCCCCCTGCAGCTCGTCGAAGGTCTTCTCGGCCGCGGTCCCCGTCTGCCCGAACAGGGTGTTGACCTCGCGCAGCCCCTTATCGACGTCGCTGGCCATCTTCAGGCCGGCGATGCCGGCCCCCACGATCGGCATGGTGAGGCCCTTGGTCAGGGCCGTGCCGACGCCGGCGATCTTGTTGCCGAAGGCCTGGGTCCCCGACTGGATCTTGTTGAGGGCGCCCTCGAGCTTCGAGGCGTCCCCGGTCACCGTGACCTTGAGCTCGCGCGCCATCAGCTAAGCCACCCCTGCGCCTGCAGGACCGGGGCGAGCTCCTGGTCGATGTCCCGGACGACGTCGTCCTCCTTGCGCTGCAGGGCCCGGCCGGCGAAGCGGGGAGGGGGGCCGTAGCGCCCGGTGAGGCCTGCGAAGCGGCCGCGCTGGTAGGCCTCGAGGATCGGCGCATGCTCCGCGCCGAAGACCAAGTCGGCCTGGGCCGCCTGCAGCTGGAGCCGTCCGGACCCGGCGAGCTCGCCGGTGCGCTTAGGGGCCAGCTGCTGGGCGAGCGTCATCACACCCTGCATCCCGCGCTTGGCGCCCCGGTCGGTCGCGGGCTGGACCAGGCGAGCCACGGCGCTCATGGCCGCCTGGAACTCGGGCAGGTTCTCAATCCGGGCCTGGAAGTCCCCGCTCATTGGCGGCGCCTCAGCCGGTCCCGGAGGCGGGCGTGGTCCTCCTGGCGCTTGCGCTCCTCGAGGATGTCGAGGATCGCGTCGAACAGCTCCGGGTCAGCGAGGAGCTGGGCGGGCGGGGTCTTGAGCTCGATCACCATCGACGCGACGAGCCAGGTATGGGAGCCGGGTCCTAGCCGGCCCCGGTTTCCCCCGGCTCGGGCTCCTCCTCGTCGACATCGGTCGTGAACGCGTCGACGTGCTCGAGCCACTCGTCGAAGCTGTGGCCGTTCACCTGGCCGGCGCGCTTCAGCGCCGAGTAGCTGCCGGCGAGGAGGCCCTCGAGGAAGGGCTGCTCCTTCATGTGGGCGACCGGCCGTTTGGTCTGTCGCTCCATAAAGACGGCGTCGATGGTCCTGATGACGCCGGAGTGCTCCGTGTCGTCGACGGTCACCTTGAACGGGATCTGCAGCTTTGCCATTTGTGCCATTTGTGCTCCCCTTGTCGCGGTCGGTTGGAGAAAGGGGCGCTCTCAGAGCGCCCAGGCCTGTGGGGGCCTGCCGACCACGTGGGGAGCTCGTCTGGCGGCCTACGTGGGCTTGGCCGCCGAGTCATTGAGTTGTTAGTTGCGGGCCCGGATGCTGCCTCCGGGGCCCCCGGGCCATGAACCCGGGGTGGTCACTGGACCAGCCCGCACGTCTACTAGTAGCTGGGCACGTCGTTTCTCAGGGTCACCGTCACCTCGGCACCGGCCGCCGGCTCGGAGATCAGGCCCTCGAGCTCCAGGTCTACCGGGCCCCCGGAGGGATCCGACTCCGGGAAGTCGCACATGAACGCCACCCGGCTGGAGGCGATCGTGAGGTCGGTGTTGGCGTCGATCACGAACTTGTTCTCGAAGGAGCCGAAGACCGGGACGTCGGTGATCGCCGTGCCGGCGGCCGAGCCGGTCACGATCTTGCGCCACTCCGCCATGTTGTCCGGGCGGATGGTCAGCCCCATGCCGAGCTCCACCTGGGAGGAGATCAGATCCGACGGCTTTACCGAGTGAGACAGCCGGGAGACCTCGAGGGCGTTGGGGACCCGAAAGGCTCCGGCCCGGACCTTGGCGGTGGCCGGCACATTGCTGGCTGCGTCGAGCTTGAAGGTGCCTCCGGCAGCGCGGAACTTGCCGCCGGCGTCCTTGTCGTGGGTGGTGGCCGTCCACGGCGCCAGCCCCAACTCCAGGTCGCAGCCGAGCAAGGTGAGAGCCACCTCTAGGGGGCCGGCCTCCTCCCAGGACAGCTCGAACGAGTCGACCATGGCGTCGCGCACCTTGGTGTACTCGCCGGCGCCGTAGCCGAAGACGGTGCAGTAGGGCAGCGCCTGGGCCATGGTGAACACGTGACTGTAGACCGCGCCGACCGGGCCGGTGACGCTCTTGGCGCCGAGCGCCAGGTATAGCAGCAGACCGAGAGACTTCGGATAGGCCCGCATTGTGAAGTCGGCCCCGGGCGTAACTGCGAGGCGGTTCTGACCGACCACCGCCCGGCTGTCGGAGGTGACCTCCTCGTTCTCCTGCTCGATCTCCGCCGAGAGGACCTGGCCGCCGAGCACACCGAAGCTGTAGGCCGGCGAGGCCACGTTCTCTCCCTGCGCCGTCTGCTTGGCGATGCCTACGCGCGCCAGACGCTTTTGAATCGGGGGCACTCAGCTCTCCTTGATGTTGGCGAGGCCGCTGTCGACCAGCTGCTGCAGAGCAACCTCTTCGCTCTCGCTCTTGGGGGTCACGTCGCCGGCGTAGAAGGTGGCCTCGACATGGCCGAGCAGCCCGTGGATCAGCTCAACCGTGGTTTTGGACTCGACGTGATAGCGGTGGACCGCCGTGAAATCGCCTTCCTTCGAGGACCCGCCGGCGCCGGCTGCTTTGTTGCTCATGGGGCTGAAGTTTGCAGCCGCTGTCACTCCGGGCCGAGATAGGCGGTCATGGACAGGCGCAGGGTTGCGGCGACGGCGTGGCCCTCGTCGTTCGCCTCCTCGCCGACGGAGCCGCCGGCGAGCTCCCCTTCCCACACCGCGCCCGCGAGGGTGAAGTACTCCCGCAGGGCCAGCTCGACCTCGGCGACCAGTGCCAGAAGGCGGTCGCGGGCGCCCTGGTAGCTGTTGCGCTTGGCGACCAGGATTCGCACCTTGAGGACGTAGGTCTCTTGCCGGTCGGCAACCTCCATGTCCCCGGTGACGCTCTGGACCTGGCGCCAGTCGTCGACGTCGCCGCCGATCCAGATGTGCTCGGGCTGGGGGCCCTTGTCCGGCCAGCCCAGGTCGATGGGGACCTTGTGTCCCCGGGAGTTCATGATGTTGCGGGCCTTCAGGATCGTCTCCAGCGCGTCCTGGGCCTCGCCGATGCTAGAGGTACGCATGCTTAGTGATCAGCCGATCGCGGGATGGTCGTAGCGCATGGCGTGGATGAGGGCGTCCACGCTGGGTATCCCGGTCGGGCCCTGTTTGTCTGCGGTCACCAGGCGGAAGGTGTCGTCGGACGAGGAAACCGACGTCGCGCGCTGCGGGATGGCGGTGGGCTTGAGGTAGTAGGCGGCGAGGGTTGCACAGGCGTCGGAGACCGTCGCCGGCGGCTCTGCCAACCCGTACTCGAGGTGGAGCTGGATGTTGCGGGATCCCTTGGGCCAGCCCTTCCGCTCCGGGCGCTGGAGGGCCCCCCAGTCGTGGAGCCCGATCTCGTCGAGTTCCTCTGACCCGAGGGCCTCGCCGTCGACGGTGACAGAGATGAGCTTCGTCGGCTTCCATAGGGGCCGCCCGTCCGGTCCGTTCAGCAGCAGCAGCTCCTTGCCCGAGCCGTCGACCGTGGTCCGGATCCCCTTCGGCCGCAAGGCCATCCCGATCTCACTCTCAAGCAGTTCCTCGGCGCTCTCCCGGGCCTCGTCGACCTTGGAGGCGGGGTACTTGACGAGGTCGTCGAGCTCCTCGTCGAGCGACCGGATCTTCGTCCTCGAGCAGAGGAACGCCCCGACTACCTGGTAGTGGGTCGAGTAGGTCTTGACGTCGCCGGCAATCGAGACGGTCCAGATCGCCTTGTAGGTGTCCAGCTGCTCGGCGGTGGAGGCGGGGACCTCGAAGACGTGGCCATCACCCTCGGCCGTCGCCACCCCCTCCGAGACCACCGTGGTCCCGGCTCCGTCAGCGATGGAGACGACGACGTCACCCTCGGCCGTCAGCGGCTCATCGTTATGGTCGAGCAGGGAGAGGGTGATCCGGCCCCCGACGCCCCGTAGGAGCCTATTCAAGGCTGGCCACCCTCACCCGGTGGTCACTGCCGGCCGAGCGGCGCTTCAGGCCGCGGGACTCGGCGGCGACCCGCCGATCGGTCGGCGTCGTTTTGCTCCGGCCTCTCGCTGTCGTGGCGAGGATGGGGGTGGGGTCGACGACGAGGCGGTCCGCCGCGAGTGGGATGTGAGGAAACTGAAGCACCGGCTCCGCCAGCGGCACGATCACCAGGGTCATCACCAGGCCTCGACGATTATGCAGCCATCGCCGCCGCGGCCCCCGGCACCGGAGTTCCCTACGCCGTTTGTAGCTGCTCCGCCTCCGCCGCCTCCGGAACCGTGAACGCCGTCACCACCCTTTCCCCCGTTGCCGGTGGCGGACCCGGCGCCCCCGGCTCCGCCGTGACCCGGGATCCATCCATCACCCAGGGGCGGCGGCGTATCGCCGGGGGCCCCCTCGGTGGCCCCGCCGAACACTACGAAGTTTGACGTTCGTCGGGTGCCGCATACGCCGCCGTGACCGCCGGTGCCGAAGGCGTTAGCTGCGTTCACCCCGCCGCCGCCGCCGCCGCCGCTGGGGTTTCGACTCTGAACGGCGGGGCCGTTCAGGCCGTTCCCGCCAGTGGCGCTAGCGCCGCTACCTGGCACGGGTGGAAACTCGCCCAAACCGCCGCCGCCGCCGGTGCCTGAGTTAACCGTCCCGCCCGACCCACCGACCACAGCGCCGTGCACAGCAACAAGACCGTTGCTCTGGGTAGTTCCACCAAAGACAGAGGTCATCGGCCCTCCGCCGTTGTTGCCGTTCGTGTCGTCGGTGATCACGGCGGCCCCTCCTGGTCCGCCGGTCCCGACGAAGTAGGGAATGTCACCGGTCGGCCAAAGGGCGCGCAGCGTGGCCGCAGAAATCCAGGATTCCGAGATCGCGCCGGCTCCGCCGCCGCCGCCGCCGCACCGAACTGTTCCGGGTGCTCCCTTGCGTCCACTCCCGCCCCCGCCCCCAGCACCGCGGACCTGCACGCGGACCATCGTTGCCCATTCCGGAAGAGGCCAGGTGCCTCCGCCCGTTGTTGTAATGATCTGAATTAGGGGCCGGTGCGCCAGGGGGTTGCCCCTGGTTAGCGGAGCACTGTCCGGAAAGTCGAGCGGTGGAGTGGGCCGCCACGGGTAATAGGCGGCGTTGCCGTTATCGGTGATGATCAGGTCGAACAGCTTCGGGGTAACCCACCAGCAGCGGATGTAGCCGTTAGCGTCCGAGGTCAACTCAGTGACCGCCTGCCCGCCAGTCGGCGCGTCCCACGCCCCCAACGCCGGAGTCGAGGTCCCGTACTCGCGCAACAGGACCTTGGCGTTTTGGATGACATTACCCGCCCGGTCTGAGACGACGTACTCGAAGATGGAGCGCATTTCTCAGAACTGTCGCAGGGGGGTCACCCTCTCTCGGATGCCGGCGACGGCGAACAGCAGCTCGACGAGCACAACGCCCGGGCGTTTAGCGCCGGGGCTTCGTCCTCTTGGTCGAAGGCGCTTTCACCGACTTGTCCTCGACGTCGGCCTCCTTCACGCGCTTGCGGAGCACCTCCGTCGGATCCGAGGTGATCTCCGGCTCGGAGCGCTGCTGGGTCAGCTTGGTCCCCTCGGTGTTGCGCGCCGGGTCCTTGATGACCACCGTCTTGGGCTGCTGCTTGACGGTGGCCGAGCTTTCCCGATTCCCGATCGGCTGCTCGTAGGTCACTGGGCCCTCCGCCTGCTTGACAGTGCCCGTGCCGGGATCGATCACTCCGCCGTGCCTGGGATCCCCCCGGTCTATCTCAACGCCCATTAGGTCGACGCCACGTCGAGGCCGGCGACCAGGCCGAAGGCCTGCGGACGGTACACCGCCAGCGCCAGCCGTTCGACCGCGCGCAGTGCGGTGAGGTCCTTGCGGAAGAAGTCCTCGTGCGAGTTGGAGGCCTCGACCGTGATCCCCTTGCGCCGGAAGATCTGCGCCCCCAGGGCGAAGCCGCCCACGACCGCCGAGTTGACCGCCTTCGCCGGCGTCACGACCGGACGCAGGCCCCAGTAGGTCCTCCCCTCGTTCTGGTAGGCGCCGACCCCGTAGGCACCGGTGAAGGGCCCGCCGCCCAGGTACTGGCCGTTGGCGTCCTTCTCCAGGGCGGCCCGCTCCCAGTCCGTCGGGTGGAAGACGATGCCGTCCGGCTCCAGGAACCCCAGGGCCCGGATGGCGGTGATCTGCCGGTGGATCACGTCGGCGATCTTGTCGCCGGCGGTCTTGGTGATGGTGGCCTGCAGGCCGGTCCGGTTGAGCAGCCCCAGGACGTTGGGGGCCTCGCCGTTGCCGTTGAGCAGCTGGTCCTCCTCGGTCAGCATGAGGAACATCTCCAGCCGGGAGCTGACGTAGCTCTCCGCCTGCTCGACGTCCTCGAGCATCTCGTCGGCGATCGGCAGGAAGGTAGTGATCTTGCGGACCGGGTCGGAGACCATGGTGAACACCAGGCCGGACTCGGGCTTGACCCCGCCCTCGAGGGTGGCCGCTGCGGCGTTGGTCGCCACCGTCTCCTTCATGTAGGAGACCAGGTTCGACCGGGTGGTGCCCTGCGGGAACAGCTCGGCGACCAGCAGCCGGCGGAACAGCAGCGGAAGGATGCCCGGGCGGTAGTCCGGAATGATCAGGGAACCTCCGGAGGCCGGATCCGAGGTGAGGGTGGCCTTGGCCTCCGCCTTGCTGAAGAACGGGGTGTAGTCGATCTCGATCTCGTTGGTGGACCACCTGCCCGACTTGGCCGAGCCGGCGACCCGCTTGTAGGCCTCGGACTCGACGAACTGCTGGCCGATGGTCTTGTAGACCTTGAAGTCGCCGGCCTGGCGCTCGTGCCCGCCTGCGAGCTGGCTTCCGCCCTGGCCGTCGGGGTTGGTGATACCGGCGAGCTTGGCGAGCTTCTGCCACTTGCTCTCGTGCTCGTTTACCTCGTCCCGCAGCCCGTCGTAGGCCTTGCCGGCCTCGTCGAGGCGGTCGAAGGCCTTTTCGTCCTTCAGGATGTCGGTGTCCTTGAGCTCGGTCTTGACCTTCTCGAGCTCCTTGTACGCTTCAGAGGCCTCGGCGCGCTTGGCTCTGAGGGCCTCCTCCGATCGGGTCAGCTCTACCCTCAGGTCCAGTGCGTTCGTCATCTACGAAACCTCCTTGTATCGGGTCATGCTCAAGACCTCGGCGATCCGTGCTCGCTTGGCGATGATGTCGGGGCTGTCACCCACGGCGTTGCCGGCGTCGGTCGCGTCCTCTCCCGACGCGCATTCCGCCCCCTCCTCGACGAGGGTGTCGTGGGCCCTCTGGACGAATTCGTGGTCCTTGCCGGCGTGTAGCCTTCCGGGCTTCAGGGCCGAGGCGACCTGCAGCAGCTGGGTGTCGGGGTTCATGCCGACCAGAGTCGGGCCGACTTCGAAGAGCTCGACGTCGACGATCTCCCGGATCTCCTTCTCGTCTTCGGTCACCCACCGGGACTCGACGACCTGGTAGGCGAAGCTGAACTCCCGGGGACCGGTGGTCTTCATGCCCTGCCAGATCCGCTTGACGAAGGGGTCCTCGAGGTCGACGAACAGCTGGCCCTTGATCCACAGGCCCTCCTCGCGCTCCTCGGCATCCAAGCTGGCGCCGATCGGGCCGCTGTACCAGTCGTGGCTGTGGTAGACCGGCGGCAGACCCCGGTCCTTCAGCGTGCGCTCAAAGGCGCCCTTGATGACCCGGTCCCCGATCCGGTCCACGTTGCCGAAGACCGACACGATCGCCTCGAACTGGCCCGGCACGTCGGCCGACGCCTTGAACTCGCTGAGCGGGAACCTCTTGAACTCCGTCGTCTCCACGCCTTGGAGTGTGAAATGCCCGTCACTCGCTACAGCGCGGGAACGTGTTTGGCCTTGCCGTTCTTGCTCGGCTCCGACGCAGGGGCCTCGAACGTGGGCATACCGCGCGAGGCGGCCGCCCGGGCCTCGATCTCCTCGCGCGCTGCTCCGACCGGGAGCATGTTGAGCGGCACCCAGATCTGATTCGCCGGGTTCTCCGGGTCGGTAGCGTCGCCGATCGGCGCCAGGTTGTCGGCTCGCCGCAGCTCGTTGGGCGAGTAGGTGGCGGACTGGAACCACCGCTGGTAAGCCGCCGAGCGCTTCTCGGGGGAGCCCTGCAGGACCTGAGAGAAGTCAAACTCGGTGAACACACCCTCGAACATCGGCTCACCATCCCGCAGCTGGGTATGCACCGTGGTCTCGATGTTCTGGGTCCAGGGCGGAAGAGTGTCGGTGTAGAGCATCCCGTGCAGCTCCTCGACGTTGTTGAAGGTGGCCCGGTCGAGGATGCCGACAATCGGCGGGGCGACGTCGTAGGCGGCCGCCACCTCCTCCCGGTTCAGCTGTCGCTGGCGGATGAGGTCGGTGTCGACGAGGTTGTGCTGCAGCGGGGTGACCTGGAAACCGTCTCCCAGTACGGCGAAGCGGCCCGCGTTCTGCAGGCCCCCGTAGAGCCGCTCGAGCTCCGTGCGCAGCCGATCCGCCGACTCCTTTTTGATGTTCTTGTCGGTGTGGAACAGCGCCGAGGGGGTAGCCGAGTTGTCCATGTAGCGCGCGGAGTACTCCTGGGCGGCGTCCTCGAGAGCCAGGGTTCGCCGGAGCGGCTCGAGGGGCGAGATGCCGATCGGGCCTCCGCCGCCCCACAGCCGGAAGTGGACTACGTCCTCGGGCAGCAGGGCGATCCGGTCGTGGACCCCGCGGAACACGTAGTAGAGCGCAACGAAGTTGTCGTGCACCACGTCGACGTTGCGCCAGGGCAAGGCCCACAGCTGCGAGGGAGGGGCGCCCGGGCCCGAACGGTACTTGTAGAAGACCGAGTTGCCGTGGATCAGCAGGCCTCCGGAGATCGCCTCTTTAAGGTGCCAGGCACCTGCGCGCGGCCACGGGTTGTTTATCAGGTCGGTCAGGGGATGCACGCGCACCCGCTGCACCTGCTGGCGCTCGTCGTCCAAGTACTCGAAGGTCTTCCAGGGCAGACGCGATATTCCGCGCATGATCTTGTTCACCAGCACCCAGACCCAAAGCTGGTTTTTGTACATCGCCTCGTAGGTGCCCACCAGGTCCCCGCGCAGCAGCGGGACCCGGCCGGCGTTGCCGACGGTTCGCACCGGGCTCTCGGAGCCGAGGGGGCTCTGCCGGGTGATGGTCCGCAGGCCGCTGGGCGTCTGGACCGTGGTCATTCACTCACCGCCAGGCGCTGGACGAACGATATGTTGTGGGCGGGAATGGGAACCTCGCCCTCGATCGCCTCCGGCAGACCTTCGCCGAGCAGCTGGGGCTGGGACAGCAGGACGCCGGCGGCAGAGGCCTCCCGCAGGTTGCCGCGGATCGAGTGCCCGTCTTTCGTGTGCACCACGACGCGCTCGGCGAGCTTGCCGGCCAGCCACTCGGCGTCTGATACCGGCTGTATCGTCTCGGCCGGCTCCGGGCCCTCCTGGCCGAGCAGCGTCTCCAGGAAGCGAAGAACGATGAGGCTGAGGCCGAGGAGCAGGACCACTTCGGGCCATTCCACGAGCGTCAGGTTACGGGCGGGGTCACTCGTGCCGGCCGCCGCCGACGATGATCACGGGGTCGACGACGTCCTCCTCGAGGCGCTGCATCAGGGCCAGGCTCATCGCCGACGCGATCGCGCCCGAGACGTTGTCCTTCGACAGCTTTGGGTCGATCTTGATGTTTTGGTCCGAGTCCTTCCGGATGCCCACGTTTGCGAACATCCACCGCAGCACCGGATGCCCCCCGTGATGCCAGGCGCCGGCGTAGACCAGGCGCTCGAGGTCCTTGGTGGGCCCGGACAGCGAGGTCATGGTTGTCGCCATGGGCGTCACCTCAAGTCCCTCCTCCTCGAGCTCGGTAGCCAGCTGCGCCATACCCCACCGGTGGTAGGCAGCATGCTCGAAGTTGAAGGCGTCACGCAGCCGATGGATCTCGGCAGAGATCTCGTCGTAATCGATCATGTCGCCCGGGGTGACGGCCAGCCGGCCCTCCCGTACCCAGACGTCTGATTCGCCCTCGGTTCGCCGCCGGAGATCCTCGAGGCGGGCCTCCGGCACCCAGAATCGGGCCACGACCTCGTATCCCTCCCCTTCGGGGAATGTCAGCACCATGGCGGTGATGTCGGTGGAAGCGGCGAGGTGCAGAGCTCCGTAGCAGAGCTTGCCGACCAGCTTGTGCTCGACGACCATCCCGGCCGAGGCGTCGTAACGGTCGGGCGGAATCCACAGCTCCTCCTCGTGGCCCCACTGGTTGCAGTGGAACTGCCGGAAGGCGCTTTCTTTGCGGGGATCGTTGCGGGCCTCCTTGGCCTGGGTCCGCATTCCCTCGATCGACTTGAACTGCCCGAGCGCCGGGTTCGCCTTTTTCCAGTTGCGCTCCAGCCAGACGTTGGCGTTCTGGGGGACGCTGCAGATGTAGGCCAGCCGGGACGGGTCGAGGCGTGGGTTGGCCGCTACCTTCACCGAATAGGCGTGCTCGCCGGCGGCGAAGGTGTTCGTCTTGCCGGAGGTGGTGGCTGCCCACATCATCGGCTGCTCCCGGGTGTCCATGGCGGTCGAGAACGCTTCCCACAGATCCGGGCCCGGCTGGGTCAGGACCTCGTCGAACACGACGCAGTGCGGGTTGTGCCCGAGCTCGCCGGCGGCGTCTGCCGTTACCACCTGGTAGTACGAGCCCGTCGGCTCGTAGATAATCTTCTTTTCCTGCCGGTTGACCTTGATCTTGCCCAGCTTCAGCTGCTTGGCAAGGGGGGGTGACAGCCTCACCATCCGCTCGGCAACGTCCCATACCTTGCGCGCCTGGTCCCGGTTCTTGGCTGCGCCGTAGATCTCGGCCGACTCTTCGGCGTCGGCGATGAGCATGTAGAGCGCCACCGCGGCGAGCAGCTCGGACTTGCCGTTCTTGCGGGCGATCTCGATCCAGACCGTGCGGTACTGCCGGACGTAGCGGCGCAGCTCCTTCGACCATCGAACAGAGCCGAACGCCGGCGAGATGATGTCGCGCCACTGCCAGCCGGCGAGAACGAAGGCGGTCCGGGCGAACCGGCCCTTGGTATGGACCAGGACCTCCTCGAAGAAACGCCGGCACTGCTCGGCCCGGGGCCGGCAGTAGTGGTCGCCTCGCTTGTTGCACCGGAGCTCGTCGAAGACGTACCGGCAAACGGGGGTGGATTTCGGGGGTAGACGACCCCGTTTTGGTCTACCCGAAGAAGCGGGTGGGGTCCTTCCCATCGCCAGGGTCCTCCTCGGGGAGCTGGATGCCCGACCGGGCCGCCGGCGTCAGCCCAAACTCCCGCGCGAAGGCCCGGATCTTGTCTGCAGAGTCTCGCCAGGGTGTCAGGGCCGGATTCTTCACTCGCGCCCCCCGGTAGCCCTTGATCATCACGCCCTTCTCATTGATCTCTTTGGCCGAGGCCTGGTTGATCAGTACCGCTTCGACGTAGGCCCCCAGCGCTGCAGAGTCGCAGCTGGCGAGGCTCTTGAGCTTGCGCAGGTCGATCATCAGCTGGTCCCAGACCACTCTGCCGGGGTCCCCGAGGTACTCGGGAAACTCCGGCTCCTCGAACGGGAGCTTTGGCCGGGACTGCTCCTGGCGATCCTTGCGGTCCCCGTGCAGGATCCGGACGTTGGCGTTCTTGGAGACGGGCCCTCGTGCGCCAGTCACGCCGAGCTCCTCTGTGCAGCCACAAGGCGGGTCTTGCGGACGTGACAGGGACGGCACAGGCCCTGCAGGTTCGAGCGGTCGAAGGGGGCGCCGCCGTCCTGCGCCTCGACGATGTGGTCTACGTCGGTCGTCGGGCTGACCTTGCAGAGCCGGCAGTACGGCTCCTCCCGCATCACCAGCTGCTTGAGGTAGCGCCAGCGGGCGGAGTCGTAGATCCGGAAGGCGGGTGTGGGTCCTAGGCGCCGGCGGACGTGCGAAGAACGGTGCTCAGGGCAGAAGCGGTGCGGCGGCGGGACCCGTACCGGGCACTGGGGCTCTCCACAGAAGCGAGCTGGGCGGTTGGGCATGGCTCCAGGGTCGCCGCCCGGTCACCGGGGCCCTGTGCAAAAAAGCCGAAAAACTCGTCCGCGCATGCGCAGGACTGCCGGAGGAGTGGGAGCGCCGTTAGCTCAGAGATTTGCTCCCCCCTTCCCCCGGGCCGAAGTTGGCCCCGTTCGTCTTACCAGCCAAACCGTCCACCAAGGCAAGGTGCTCGGAGCACAGCACAACCCGAAGGAGTCTCGCCTCTGGCAAGACGAACGTGTCGGGACCTAGCCGTTCGCCGACGTCAATGAACCGGTCGCCAGCTGCAACCGCACCGCAGTCTTTCCAAACACACTCCTTCTCCACAACATCTCCACATTGCGTCAATCGATTGGAGCTAGTAAGCGTAGATCGTGGATCTGGTACTCGCAGTCTCCATGGTTAGACCGAACAACCAAGGAGGTCGGCCGGTCGCACAGCGACCCAATTGGGTCGTCGGGATAATCCCCGAGGTACGAAACCCAGAGAGGATCTTCCCCGACCTGCGCTGCCGCAGCGGTACGGGCTGCGGCCTCATCAGAGAACAGCCCGAGTGGCCCGGACTCTCCTCCTCGTTGGCATTCAATGCAGCCTACGTAGAGCAACAAAAAGGGCTGGTCGTTCATCGTCTCTTGCTTCCCTCTTCCCCTTGAGATTCAAGCCCTGTAATCTTCCAGTACTTCCCTAAGCCGACGCTACTGCCCCCGCAAGTAGAGACAGCGCCCGGTCCCTTGGCAGGAAATGCCGGGCGCTAGTCGGCCCGCTTCGGCGCTTGGTCTACCTCATCATCGCGACGTCCTCGTCCTTGGATCTTCTGCATTTCAACCATGCAGGCTGCCGCCGTCAGTTGGGCCTCCTTGATCGCACGCCTCCCCTTGCGCTTCCCGAACCTACGGTTGGTCAAGGCCTGCCCTCGACTGATCAGGTCTTCGGCGGCGAGCCGGATACGGTTGAGCTCCCGCCAGTCCGGATCGGAGTGGTACCACGGGGTGACGCTCTCTTCGGTCCCCAAGGCGGCGAAGGGCTCCACCGGCTCGAACACCCTCATGCCGATCGTGACGTTGGGGGTGTCGTCGTCGGTCCAGCCCGCCACCCGGTGCCAGTGCCTGTCGGTCAAGCGGCACCAAGGACAAGGGTCCGGAGCCAGTACCCATGGTTCCGAGCGGCTCATCTCCTTGGCTTACCCAGCTCGACGCCGAGTCCGAGGACGCCAAGGGCTGAGAAGGGGATCGACAAGATCAGCCACCATGCGGAGAACTGCCAGGCCAGAAAGCTGCCCGCTACGCCGAGCGCCAGGAAGGCAATGGCCAGCCTCACACCAGCCGGATCACGGGTCGACTCTTTCGTCACGTTCGACTCCTTTCGTCGCCCAGGAGGGCGAACCGAAGCGCCTCCAGCCTCGACACCAGGTCCATCGGCTCCGGGTCTCCGACATCTTGATGAGCGTCTAAGGCGTCGAGATACCAGTCTGGACCCTTACGCCAAACGACGAGCTGAAGGTGGGTCCACAACGGGTGTCGCGTCTGAGCAACGAACGTGGCGGAGGGGCCGCCGGTCGGATCTAGGATCACGTCACCCGGAATCAGCTGTCTAACCTTCACCCTGCCACCTCCTCTTCCTCCTGGACGTCGTCGTCCCAATCGGCGATCGGGGCCAGCGGGTCATCCGCCGACAGGTTGTTGACCTCCAAGGGCGTCGCCGGCTTCTCGTCGAGGCCGGCCAGCTTGAGCTCAAGCGGGCTCAGCTCGTAGCCCCGACCCTGGAGCCAGTTGAAGTAATCCCGGGTTTTCTCCTTGGCGCTCGGCCATGGGCCGATCCATTCCTCGGACTGCGCCACTGCGACGGCGAGAAGTGTCTCGGCCGGGTGGTGCCGTGCATGAGCGCCTAACGTCTGACGGTTCGTCTCCTGATCTGTGGCGACCGTGGTCCCCAGAAGTACGCAAGCCTTCTTCAGCACCTGAGCCCAGACTGCTCCCAGCATTGCCGGAACTGCTCGAGCAAAAAGGTCCTCGACGACCACCGGGCCGTTGAGCTGCTGAGACAGGAACTCCACCCGTCGCTTCGCTAGCTCCGCCTGTTCCCGCTGCTCCTTGCGAGCCTTTGCCGCGGCGGCAGGATCAGATGAGGAGGCCTCCTTCGGCACCTTCAGGTCGCTGGCACCCTTCGCGGCGTGTCGGCTCGGATCCGAGCAAAGATAGCGAATGCCTCCTTCCTGGTCGATGTGCGCTCTGTGGCAGGGCTCGCCGGCGTGAGCGCTCACCTCGAGCTCTACCGTGTAACCCCAGACTCGTTGTTCCTGACCGGTCAGCCAGCGAGGCTTCCCCCCGTACTGCGGGCCCTCCTCCACCACCTTGACGCCGGCGGCCTTCAGTTGCTGGAGCGCCTTACCTCGCGCCTCGGCTCTCCTGTGGTCCTCCAGCTGGGCCGCTACGGCTTCCGGAATGGACTGCCACCGGTTCACCTGGGCGCTTTTGAGGGCTGCAGCCTGGCGCTTCGGCATGTCTGAGAGCTTTGTCAGTGCAACCGCATCCTCGATGGTGATACGGCCGGTATCAAGCGCCTCGACCGCTTCCACCGGGAGGTCGAGCAGCGCAAGGCGTCGAGAGATGTGCGCCTGGGACCTTCCGATCCGCTCGGCGATCGCCCGCTGGCTCAGGCCCATGTCGCTGAGGGTCTTGAACGCCGAGGCCTCCTCGATGGGCGCCAGGTCGGAGCGCTGGAGATTCTCGACCATCATCGCCTCGATGCGCTCCTGCTCCGAGAACCTGCGGACAAGCACAGGCACTCGGGTTAGCCCGGCAGCCTGAGCGGCAGCGAAACGCCTGTGGCCGATGACCAGCTTGTACTGGGCCCCCCCGGTCGCCCTGGGGTCCTGGTAGCAGACGACCAGCGGTTGGAGGATCCCCTGGGCCCGGATCGACTCGGCCAGCTCCTTTACGTCCCCGACGTCGCGCCGAGGGTTGTCGGCGGCCGGCTCTATGAATCCGATCGGCACCATCAGAACGTTGGCCATGCTCTCGTCGACGTCGGTCTGGTAGGGCGAGCCCCCGAGGACCTTCACTGTGTCTGTCGTCATGAGCGGCCCCCGATCGGCCGAAGACCGGCCGAGCATGACGGCGGCAGTACCTCGGCCTCGATCGTGCCGCCGCAGACCTTGAGCGGCTTGATCACCACCGCCTGAATCAACGCCTCGGCCTGCTTTCGGGACTGGATGTTGGGCATATCGAAGATGACCCAGACCTTCATGCCCGCCCCTCCCTTATCTGGCGCTCAGCGCGCTCGGCGTCGTACCGCTCCTTCAGTTCCCCATGCCTAGCCTCTCGCTCGGGAGTGGCCGGTTTCGCCGTTGGTGCGAGGTACCCGTAGGTCTGGCCGCACACGACACAGACGAACTCCGCCCCGCTAAACTCCAGCGTGGAGATCAAAGGTTCGCCATCGCGCGGGCAGCATGCATAGGGGCGCTCCTGTTTCTCTCTTCCCGGCATTGGAAACGTCCGGAGGCTGTCATCGACGTCCATTCAGCCCACCTTCTTTTCTGCTGCGAAGGCCTCCGCCCGGGCTGGCGTCATTCGATCGGCCCATGCTTTCGTCAGGGCGTGGCGCCGGCACAGCTCAGCCTCGCCGATCCGGCGGCCACCGTAGTAGCTGGGGAGAACCTTCTCGGCCTTGTCGGGGCAGCCGGCGTGCCACATGCAGGGGCCCCCTGACGCCAAAGGGAGGGCATCGACCACCTGGCCGGTGGACCGCTCGAGGTCCTGCAGCTCCTTGGCCCGCCGTTCAGCCTCCTCGTCCTGGCGGAAGGCCGGGGGATCCGGGACGAAGGGCTGTCGGCGTGGCGCCGATCCCTCAGGAGGGTCTTTCTTCGCCCGGAGCTCCTGCAGCAGGTCGCTAAGTGTTCCTGCAGGAACGTCGCCCTGGGGCTCATCCGGCTCGTCGTCGACCTCCACGGGTCCGAGCGCTATCGTCTCGACCGGCGGGCCGGTCTCGGCCGCCTGCCACATCCCCCGTTCGGGGTTGAAGGCCTGGCCCTTTTGCTTGAGCAGGTTCAGAGTGTTCCTCACGTCCTTGGGGAGCAGCCCGTGATGGCCCTGGAACTCGAGGTGCAT